CTCGTGGGCGTGGTCGCAGTTAGCACTGCGCCGGCGATAGGCGGAGCTGCGCCTGCAACATCGACCGCGCTACCCGTCGTCATGAGGCCCGACGCCGTCCCCCCGCTGCCACCCGGCAGCCAGCGCGCGTTGGTCGCATCAGTGGCCACAAGCGCGTCGTTTGCGCTCGGCGGCGCGGCGTCACCGACGTTCACAGGCGCGCCCGTAGTTTTGAGCGCGCTCGTCGGTGCTTCGGAGATGATCGGGTCGAGGAAGCTCATCCTGTCACCTCATCCAGCAAGCTCGTCGCGAGCTCAGTTGTCGGGCCGGTGCCTTGGAGCAATGGGTCGAATAGAGACATGGCCGAGCCTCCTAAACGGCGTTCGGAAAAACATTGCTGCCAGTCAGCCGACGTATGAAGCCAAACGCATAGATCGTTGGTGAAGTCGCGATAAAGACGCCAGCATACGCTGCCGTAATAGCGACAGATCTTGGACCGGTACTTCCATTTACCACCCAGTGACCAGCGACCGCCACTACGTTGGATGTCATCGATCCGGACGCAGGATCGTAAATGTATCGCACACAGTCGAGCGACTGTGAGATCGTGGCAGCATTCGTGTACAACGTAAACGTCGAAGGCCCGACAAACAGTCCCTCGACATAGTTTACATTCTCGACGCCTGTGTAGTAGAAGCGTGCGCCGCTCTCGGCCCACTTCGGCGAACTGGAAACAAACGAGTCGACAACCCTTCCCGACGAAAACTCCGTCGAATACACACGGCTCACATACGTATACGCGGCGCTCGTCGTTGCCTTAGACACGGTCACATTCGAGCCAAACTGGACGAACAGCTGCCCCCCTATCAAGGTGCTCCGATAGGTGCCTGCCGCCGGAGTAACACCTGGAGTAATATCACCAGCCCTCGTAACTACGGACCACGGCGCGGCGCCTAGCAACACTGTCCAACCGTTGTTGGCAAAGTCTGGATCACTCCATGTCCCGCATTCCATATCCCAAGCCGACGGTGTCGTCGGCCGCTTGAGAAACGGATCCGTCAAAGCACCGACAGCGATCGCGTCCAGCTTGGCCTTGTCCGCCGAGGACATGAACCCCGCCAACACACCCACCACAGCGTGCAGTGCTCCGCCCCCGCGGTTGCCATGCTGCGCGTCGCTCGCGAGCACGCCCACGCGCACGGCATCCTCAGCGACGTCAATCGAACCGTCTGCGTGCCCGACGACATCGAGCCGTGTACCCGTGAGCACGAGACCATTGCCGGCAACAATCAAATCGCTCGCGATCGGCGGCGCTGGCAACGGCTGCCATTCAGCATGCGTAGCATCGACCGTCACGAGCTGCTCATTCGCAGTGGTAGGCGGAGCAGCCTCGCCGATGCTCACAGGCGAACCTGTCGTCGCGAGCTCGTCCGCAGTACCCGTCAGTATGGCGTCGAGAAAGCTCATCCGTTGATCGGTCCTGGATCCGAAATGGATACGCGCAAGGCGCTGAAGTAGTTCGCGCCCGAGATCGCGGGCCCAGTATCTGGCCCGAACTTGATTTCGATAGCATAGGAAGCCGCAGCGTTCGCAACCACCTCCGTCAATCCTGAGATGCTAAGCTTCTGCCAATCCGTGCCTGCGCTGCGGGCTGTCGTACCGATCGTCGTAACCGTTGGCGCACCCGGCGTAGTCCAGTTAGGGGCTTTCTTGTAGATCGTCAGCCCAATATTATTGGCTGCATCTTGATTGATGAGCGCGTCGGCACTCAGCAACGTTGCGCCGATGGGCAATCTCAGTGGCACGGTCACCATCCCAGGTGTCACGGTGCCGCTCATTTGCCATGTGTGAGGAATGAAAAACGAGACCGAGCCGTTCCAGTACGGACCGTTTCCTCCTGCCGCGCTCGCGATACCAGCCGCGATGCTCAGATTGATGATGCGTGTCCTGGTAGTGCTATACACAAACTCGCCATCCGTCTTCACCCGGTATTCAGCGTAAAGCGTGCCAGTGCCGCCCCCGGAACCGCTGTCGCCGATTGCCGAAACGAGCGGGCACACGATCCTATTGGCGTTGACGTTGGCATTGAACGTATTCGTCGTACCGGTGAAGACGTTGGAGGCTGCGAGCTGCGCTGCACCATCGGCCTTCGGTTTGAGATACTGCGTCCGATTGCCGAGCTTCTGCGCGAGCGCCTCGACGACCTCGGCCGCGTTGCTCATCGTGTCCGTACCAAGCGGCACCACGAGGTTTAGGTCAAAGCTCGGCGTCTCGGTCAGCGTCTTAGGCATAACGCGTCAGCCTCCGTTCACATCGAAGCGCCCGCCATCAGCTGGCGAGTCCCACGGATTCATGTTGTTCCACAACCGTTCGGGCGGGTAGTTCCACAGCCATGCCGTCCCGAGCAGTACGATCTCACCCAAACAGTGCGCAGCGATCCATTCGCGTGGGATTGTCGTGACGTCGTCCGTGTCGACCGTCGCGTCGTAGTACAGCAGCTGCCAGTGCGCCCACGCGGTGGTCGGCGTCGTCGCGATGACGTCGTGCGTGATCGTGCCGTCAGGATGCAGCACGAAACGCCCGCCCGAGGCATAGACGAGATCGATCTGAAACGTGTTCGGTTGATAGTGATAGTACAGCTGCGAGAGCAACGCGTAAGGCCCGCCGCGCACGCGATGATCCACAAACCACCGCACGAGCCTCGATGCGTAGTTCTCATCGCTCTCACTGAGGCCACGCCGAATGCGGCGCTCAGTGCCGATCTCCGCCAACGAGTCACTCGAGTAGAGGTTCGGAAAACGCATCTTGACGCCAGCGACGAGCGCGTCGCCGGCCGCGTCAAGCTGCACGGTGATCGCATACAAGTACTTCTGCGCGATGCCGGTCTTGAGCCACGGCGGCACCGAGCGCCACATCGTGTCGCGAAACGTGATGATCTGCGACGTGGGATCTATGAAGCTCATGGATGATGACCTTCCGGCGGCGGCACGAGGTTGAGCGACGACACCGTCACGAGCCCAGGCGTCGCGACCTCTGCTGGGTTCAACGCAACGTCAGCGCTCGGCACCGAGATGACGACGTGGAAGATCTCGGGCGCGACGCTCGCAACCGCAGAGCGAATGCCATCGAGGTACACGTAACCCGTGGGCGGCGTGACGACGTTGCCGCCGATCGGCTGGGCGATAATGAACGCCTCGACCGCATCTTGAATCGCAGCGGTCATCTCGGCCGCGGTCATGCCGCTCGTGTTGTACGCGTAGACCGTGCACGTGACCGCGATGATGTGCTCGACCGCCGGATGAATGATCGCCGTGATGGCTTGCGGCGCCGCGTTCTGCTGCACGGCTGCATCAGCGTACGGCACGTCGGTCGTTGGCAGCGTGCCCGTGCTCGTCGCGCAGTAGATGTCGATCTTGCCGAAGCCGTCAGGCACGAGCGACACGCGCGTGATGTCGAGATTGCGGCCTGTCGGGTCGGTCGCGTTGCGCAACGCGCTCGTGTACGCATCCCACGGACCCATGGGCGAGAGCGACCCAAGCATCTCGGTGCAGCGCTGCCTGAGCGTCGCATCTGGCTCTTGGTCGATGCCGGTGATGGCTGCAGTGTTGTTACACGACACGCCGAGCAGCGTCGTCACGAGCGCTGCGATCTCGCCCGCCGCGGCAGAGCTATTTGAGCCCGGCTCGGTCGCTGCGATGCCTGTCGTCGTGGTCGAGCTCGGGCTGATGGTGACCGCCGCCGTGTTGCGATACGTCGCGCCCGAGTTGATGTTGCGAACAATGAGATCGCCGATGTCGAGGATGTACAGACCGCCGCCGCTGTTAGTCAGCGTCAGCGTCCCGCTGGCAAACGTCGCATCGCGCCGCTCGATGCCGTAGACGTAGGACGCGACGAGCGTGAGCCACTCGCCCGACGACAGTGCGAGAAAGCCCGACCGCGCGATGAGCGCCATCAGTTCGGTGTACGCAGCAAACACCGATGACATGCCGACGATCATCGTGCGCACGACCGCGCCGGGCTTCCATGACGTCGTGTTGACGCCCAGTGTCGCGAGCACATTGTACACCGATGCCTCGACCTCTTGGCGAGACAGCGGGGTCGTCAGCTCATCGAGGGTAAGTCTAGCCATGTTGGTCGATGCTCCCAATCAGTTCGACCCCATCGGCTGATACAAAGAACGTCAGCGAGAACGCATCGAGCGGCGGGTGCGGCGTGACCGCAAAGAACACGTGCATGCGATTGGGCTCGGGAAACGTCAGCGTCACCGCGACGTCGGACACCCGATCATCCTTGAGGCACTCCACACGGCACTGCGAGCGTAATCGTGTGAGGTCCTGTCGTGTGCTCGCCGAGTTGCATCGTGCGCGCAAATCGAGCCCGTACGACTCATCGTCGATCACGGAGTTGCGCGGCGAGATGAATCGGCGCACCAGCGCTTCGCCCAGCGCGCGTGTTGACTGCGGGTCGACCTCTTCGGCGTTCGGCCGGATATCGAGCACGCACGACAGGTCCGTGCCATAGCCGAGCGCGTCGGGCGGCACGCGGTCGGCCACAGGCAAGAGCGCAATCTGCGCCGCGACGAGGTCTTGCAGCAGCGTCATGGCAGGAACTCCGGTGCGATGCTCACCACGTCGCTGCCGCTCGAAATGGTGCCATCACCGCCCCAGGCGGTGATCGTGCCGTTGACTGCAGTCGTGCCGATCGTGCCGCTGAACGAGACGTTAGGTGGCAACGCGACCGAGTCGCCCTTGCGCGCGGCCGGCGAGCCCGACGAGCCGCCCAGCACGAGCCCGATCGGCGCGAAACCATCAGCGCCGCTCGGCGCATACGACACGACGATAGGCCGCGCGCGATCACCCTCAGCGAACATCACGAGCACCTGCCCGCCGAGGCCGATGCGAATGCGCGTGCCCGACACGCCCGGCCACAGCGTGATGAATCGCAAGTCCGGCAGCCCGAGCTCGAGGTCAACGGCCTGCAGGTCCACACGGTCGTCGCTACCCTGCGTGACAACACGATAGCGATACGCGCCGAAGAGTCGCGCATCGAGCGCGCGCTCGGCGATACCGGTCAGCAGCGCTGCGAGCCGCCCAGGCTGCGCGCCCTCACCGCCGAGCCACACGTGAAAGCGCATCGGCTCGTCGCCACTCGCGGTGATCTCCATCTCGCGAATCACGCTCGGCCGATCGATGCCGTCTGCGAGCGTCGCGCCCACGGTGATCGTCGTCGGGTCGGGCGCGATGAGCACCGCGGTGCGCTCGGACGGATTGAACGACAGCACTGTGTACGTGCCTGCGACGAGCGTGCGCGCGGGCCGCTGGCCGACTTGTGTGAGCCCTTGATAGTCGACCCACCACGCTGCGCCCTCACCGATGACGCGCGACAGCGCAGTCGATGCAAGCCCAGCCTCGCGCGCGTAGTCTGCGCCCACGCGCTCGTGCACAGGCACAAAGCCGCCCAGCGTCTCGCCGACTTCCTTCGCCGCATCCTGCGCGACGAGCTGCGCGCGAACGGACGCGTCATTGTGATAACCACGACGCCCAATCGACGACGACCAACCCGCTGCGCCACCTGCGATGCGTATCGTGCGCTGGTCCGCGTAGATCCCGTCCATCCCCGGCACGGGTGCGCCGACGAGCGTCAGCGTACCGATGCGCAGCGTCACCGGCGCGTTGAGCACGTTCGCGTTCGGCAAGTGCAGCTCGGCCGTCCAGGGCCCGACATACCCCACTGTGACCTTGGCACGGTCGCACGTGTAGCCGTTCGCGCTGACGTATGTATTCACATCCGTCATGGATTGCCCTTGTCGTGCGCGAGACGCAGCGCCTGGTTCTCGTCGCTGAGTTCTTTGATGCGCTGCTCGCGCGGGTCGACTGGCGTCGCCTCAGCGCCGTCGGGCTTGCTCAGCGCTTTGCCGTAGCGGCGCCACTCGATGCACTTGACCTCGATGCTCCATACGCCGTCCTCGACCTGCTCGGGCGAGCTCACGTCCTCAACGACGAGATGCGTGATGCCGACCTCGTTCAGCTGCGGGTGATCGACATCGAGCGCGGCCGCGCGCTGGCCGATCGGCGGACGCAGCAGAATCGGCCGTATCTGCGCCCACTGCTCCCAATGCTCGACCGTGAGCAGCTTGAAACGCAGCGAGAAATGTGAGAGCGCGATGCCGCGATAGATGAGAATCGCTCCCGTCATCGCGTAGCCCGCTTGCTCGTCCCACTTGCGCGGCGAACTCGCGCCCGCGACCTCGAGGAAGCCGGGCGTCGGAATGCCTCCGAGCAGACAACGATCCGTTGGTTGCTCGATGGGGTTCCACGTCGTCACGGCACGACCGCCCCGGTCTGCACTGCGACCGTCTCAAGGATCGTTTCGAGCTCGCGCTTGATCGCGTCAGCGATGCTGCGCGCGTCTGACTTCGATGCGCCCGCGCCGACCTCGACGTTCAACGCCGCGATGTTGATCGTCGCACCCGCTGCGCCGCCGGCAGCAGCGCCTCGAGGCACGAGCGCTGTCGGGTCGCCACCCGCCGCCCCGACCTTGGCCGCGGCCTCTTCGCTCTCGGCGTCCACGCCTTTCTCGAGACCCTTGACGACGTTCACGCCGAGCTCGGCCATCACCTTCGACGGGGAGCTCATGCCAAACACCGACTTGAACACTTCGATGCCCGCGTTCGCGATGTCCTTCATCGCGCCCACGAAGACCTCCTTCGCGCGCTTGAGGCCGTTTACGAGACCGTCGATGATCTTGATGCCGAGCTCGCCCCAGTCGTCCGACGTAAACAGTTGCCAGAGCAGCTCGCCCGCTTTGATGAGCAAGTACACTGCCGCGACGCCGAGCAGGATCGGCCATGCCACAGCCAGAGCTGCGCCAGCAGCTGCGACGCCTGCCGCAACCGCACCCGCTGCGAAGCCCCATAGCGCAGCAGCAGCAGCCCACAACGCAGGCGCGAACGTGACGAGCAGCACCGTCGCAGCAGCCGTGAGGATCTCCTTCCACTCGCCACCGAACACCTTCTTGACGTTGCCCCATAGCTTATCGAGAGCGTCGCTCACCGAATCAAACGCCTTGGTGATGGCTGGAAACTTCTCTTTCAGGATCGCGATGCCCTCATCGATCGCGCGTTGAAACTTCAGCCATGCGTTCTCCGCGAGTAAAAGCGCGATGATGGCGTCCTGCACAAAGATTTTGAATATGCGTGACAGCGCTGTCAGCCCATTGATGAGCGGCTGCACGATGTACCCGAGCATCCGACGCAGCGTCTGACCGCTCGCAGTCGCTTGTGAGAACAAATCATTGAACGCTTTACGCGCGACTAATAACGGCTTGATATCAACATTGCCAAACAACGAGTTGTAAGACTCCGCGAGCTTTCGAGCTTGCACTTCACTTGACAGCATCTTTTGTTTGACGACGCCGCCGATCTGGTTCTGCACGCGCTGCGCGAGCTTGTCGACGTTGCCGCCTGTCACAGCAAGCGACGCTGCCCACGCCGCGGTCTGATTCGCCTGCTCCTCGCCCCAGCCGCTTGCTGCTATGGAAACAGCACGCAGCGCGCTCTCGAAGTTCTTGCCGCGAACGCCCGAGCGCTCGAGCTGCGCCGCGTATTTCGCGACCTCGTCACGTCCGATCGATACGCTCGCTGAGATCTTATCGATCGCGCCCTGCAAGTCCTCAGCCTTGTCTTTGGGCAGCCCAAACGCCATCGAGGTCACGGTGCGCAAGCGCGTCGAGGCCTCGAGCATGAGCAGCTCGTCGCGGCGCGCCTCTTGTGCAGCGACCGCGAAGTCGGTGAGGCCCTTCGCGGCCTTCACACCCGCGAATCCGATCGCGAGGATCGCGCCGGCGACCGCGAGCGCTGCGACCTTGGCGAGCGACGTCGCACCGGCGAGCCGCTGCATGAGGCCGATCGTCCCGCCCAGCGGCCCCGGCAGCACCGAGGCCGCTTTGGCAAGATCGTCTATCTTGCCCTTCAGGTCCTTGGCGCCCTTGTAGTTCCGTCCGAACTGACCGCCCATGCTGATGAACTTTTCGCGACTGTCGGCGATGCGCTCCTTCAGCTGCGACATAGAGCTCTCAAGCTTTTTGATTTGGTCGGTGTTCGGCTTCGTGGCTGACTGCAATGTCTTGAGCGCGCGCTGCATGTCGGCCAGCGCCTTGGTGTCTTTTTGAATCGATGCTTGAAGGTTCGCGAGCGCAGTCGCCGCCGAGTCGGCGGGCTGACTCACCCCGTCGACCATCTCGATCGCTACTGTGACGGTCTCGTCAGCCATCTCTCGACAGTGCCTTGACTAGAATCTTACGTAATGCCGTTAGCTCTCGCGTCGCATCGACGATCAACATGGCGCCTACGTACGCTCGTGCTGCCGGCGCGACCTCGTCGGGCTCGACATAGCCAAGCGCCTCGAGGACGCAGCCGGCGGCGACGGCGTCGTCCTCGCGCGCGCGCGCACGTAGGCTGACTATTTTGACTTGAGCTCATCGACTCTAAGCCCTGCGAGCTCGCCGCACGCGAGCCCAATCTGCGCGAGCACCGCGGGCTGCTCCTCGAGCAGCTTTGCGAACGCGCGGCGGTCGGGATAGACCAAACACCCGGTAACAAACTCCTCGGTCGCATCGTAGGTGAACTCTTTTTGGTCCTGAAACTTGCGGTATGCGACCCAGTGCGGTCGGCGCACGATCACCGCCCCGTCAGGGATCCGCACCAAGCGCACCTGCTTTGCGCCGTACTTGCGCTGTGCTTCATCGAGCGCGCGCTCGGCGGCGAGCGCCTGAGTCTCCGCTTTGATCTGGTCTTCGACGCTCGGCGTGGCGCGCGCTTCGCGATCGACTTTGAGGTTCGCGCGCTCCTCGCGAATCGCTGCGAGCTGCGCGGCCAACTGCGCCTCGGCGTTCTCGGGTGTAACATCACTCATACGGGCACGAGCTCCAAGCTGTCGAACAGCGTCAGACCGTTGCGGCGAATGGCCATGCAGTCGATCTCGATTTCTTCCTTGAGTGGGTCGGCTGATTCCTCGTCGTTCGCCGATTGCCCGACGATGACGCAGCCGGTGATCTGCACGCTCATCGGCTCGAGCGGCGGCTCGGAGTAGATCACCGAGATCATGAATTCCACGTTGCCGTACGAGCGTTGGTCGGGCGCGCGCAGCGCGAGCCCGCTGATGAGCGACTGCACCGAGTCCTTCCAGCCCGTAAGCTTCACCGGGTCGGGCTGGTACTTGCCGCTCGAGCGCCCGCGGGGAGCCTGATGCCGGCCCATGCCCCACGCCTTCACGCGCTCGCGCTTGTCGGCGTATGAGATGCCGGTGAAGCCCGTGAACACCTCGGTGTCCACGATGAGCCGGATGCTGCCCCACGAGAGCTGATTGCCGTTGACTCTGATTGCGTCAGCCATGATTGATTGACCTCGTCGCGCTAGGCAGCGGCCGCCTGCGTGGCCATCGCCGGGTTGTAGAACCCGATCTCGATCTCGATGAACTCGGGGTATGCGAGCGGGATGATGCGCGCCGTGCCGGTCAACGTCTTCGTCGCGAGCACGTTGTCATAGCGCGACAAGATGAACTGACAGTCAGATGCCTTCGGTTTCGCCAAGAGACCCGCGCGCATCGCGGCGAGCGCGCCGCCCTCGATGTCGAGCGCATCGGCCTCGAGGATGAAGCCGGTCTTCGTGTCGACCCGGATCGGCCGGTTCAGGCGACGCACGAAGTAGTCGCGCAAGATGCCCTCTGCGAGGTTCATCACGCGCCGATACGGCACGATCTGAAAGTCGCTTGTCGGCGTCGACAGCAAGCGCGGCCGCGTGATGTACACACCGGGGTAGCCGTCCCACGACCGCGCGGTGATGAAGCGCGCATCGTCTAAACCAGGAAAAAGAGCCTCGTTGTGCTCGGTCGGGTTGCCGTTGGCGTCGGTGATCGACGTGCCGCGCAGCGCACCCAGATTGACGTCGGCGACGTCGACCTCTTCGCTCACGTTGCCTTGCGTGCACACGAGCGGGAAGAGCAGCGGCCGCCGAGAGTTCTTGGCCTGCACGCCACTGACGAAGCGCACCGCACCCGCCGTGATGCCGCCGAGCGTCGTCGACAGCGCACCGAACTCTGCGTTCATCGCGAGCAGATACTCTGACTCGCTCTCGCCCTCGTCCGGCATGCGCGCGCAGCCGAGCCACGAGTGGTACTTGCCGCGCTGACGCCAGCCGGCGAGCTTGGTCTCGATGACGCCGAACGTTGTCGCGTCGAGCGCGCCGACCGCAACGAGCTGTTCCCATGCGATCGCTGAGAGCCCGAGCCCGTCGAGTGCGTCACTCAACGAGCCACCTGAGTAGTTCGGCGACTTGCCGATCGCGGTGTACGTGTCGCCCGTCACCATCGTGCCGGGCCCGAGCTCGAAGGTCACGCCCGCGATCGTGGTGATCTGCGTCAGCGTCCCCAGCGGATAAATCGAGGTCCAGGTAAAACCGCCGTCGTTCGAGCCGCGAACCTCGATGCCGGCCGTGCCGATCGTGCCGCCGGTGACGACCTCGAGGACGAACTCATAATCGTCTGACGGCTCGTTCGCAGTAGGCGACGTCGTTACGACTGATGTGCCCGTGCCGTTGTGCGTGACAGGCCCGGTCACGCCGACGACGACCGCGTTCGCGCGCACCACGACCACTGGCCGCCCGGTGTTCGTGATGTAGCTGCCGGCGCATTCAACGAGCGAGCCGCGATTGAACGTGGCCTTGAGATCGCTGACGCGCGCGAACGTCGCGGGCATGTTGTAGGGCCCGTCGACTGAGCACCCGACGAAGGCTGTGAGACGACCCGCACTCGCAGGCAACACGCCCAATGCGCCGTCGATCTCGGTGATCGTGACTGATGGTAGAGTCAAGTGTCACCTCCCGTAACTCGGATCGTTTCAGACACATCGAGCTCACCGACCTCGATCTCAGCGTCGAGGCGCGGGTCGCCATCGGGCGGGTAATCGATGATCGTCGACCCACCGGGATACGGCTCGTCAGGGATCATCGTCTGCAGCTCGACGCCGATACGCAGCGCGGCGCCATGCCGGCGCTCGGTGCGCGTCGTCACCCACGCCTCGCTGCGAATCGTGAACGCGCCGTGCGCGACACCGTAGAAGGCGCGGTACCACGCATCGTGCAGGTAGCGAACGATGCTGTACTGCAAGAGCTCGTTCTCGGGCTCGGTCGGATCATGGCCGTTGATGAGGATCGTGAAGACCTCGCCGAGCGTGCCGAGCGAGCGCGGCTCACCGCCCGGATTGCGCGGCGGCAAGAACGTGCCGACGATGCCGTTCGGATCGCCCGGGATCCAAGCGATGCGATTGCCCTTCGGGTGCTGCGCCGGGATGCGCCAGCCGAAGAGGTTCACGGCCGGCACGCCGTCAGCGAGGAAGGATGCGCTGACGACCTCGAAGGCATTCACCCACGCGAGCTTGGACGATGTCGGCGGCGTGCTCATGCAACTGCCGCCTCTTTGAACGAATCGTTCAAACGCTTCGCGAGCGCGGCGTGGATGGCCGCGGCGATGCGCGGCGTGATCGCTTTGGCGCCGTGCTTCTTGTAGAGGATGATCGGCCGTTGTACCGAGCCGCGCACCGCGCCTTTGTGATGGCGCGCATTGATGCCGCGCACGCTGATGTACGCGCGACCTGCGTAGCCGGCGCTCGAGACAGCGTCAGCGGCGTTGTTCAGCACCGGGGCGGTGCCGCGCTTACGCGGCGCCCACGGCGTTCCGTCGGGCGCTTGGTGCGCGTTGATCGTGACGAGCAACGCTTCGTGCACGGCCTTCGCGACATCGGGTGCGGATTGCTGCACGAGCTCATTCGGCAGTCCACGGACGAACGAGATGAGACTATTGATGTCCACGTTCGTCCTCCTTTCGGCCTGCGATTTGCTGACGCGTCGTCCACGCGTAGGGCGATTGCTCGCTGTAGCCCATCGGAAAGCCACGCGAGACACCGGACGCATCGGTGTCCGAGCGCAGCGGCAAATCGAACAGACCAACCTCGCTGTTCGCCGCGCTCTCAATGTCGCCACGAGCGGCATCGCGATCGGCTTTGTACTCAGTCGCTTGTTCATCCGTCGCAGCGATGCCGCGCTTGAGCCACGCGTCATAAGTCACGAGCGAGACAAGCCACTCGAGCACGGTCGCCGGATAGGG